GTTCGAAGTCAGTGTCGTGATGCCGTTAGCATTCGTCTGACCCGTAGCAGCGAGGTTCGTAGTGAGGGTCGAAATGCTAGAAGTGTTCGATGTAATGGCGCTAGCGTTCGTCTGACCCGTAGACGCAAGGTTCGTAGTCAGCGTTGTGATGCCGTTAGCATTCGTCTGACCCGTAGCAGCGAGGTTCGTAGTGAGCGTAGAGATGCTAGAGGCGTTCGCTGTAATAGCGTTAGCGTTCGTCTGGCCTGTAGACGCAAGGTTCGTGGTCAGCGTCGTGATACCGTTAGCATTCGTCTGGCCTGTAGACGCAAGGTTCGTGGTCAGCGTCGTGATGCCGTTAGCATTCGTCTGGCCAGTAGCCAGAATGTCCAAAATGTTCTGATTTATGTCAAGCCGATTCGTCGCAATGCTAGAAGTGTTCGCTGTAATCTTACTAGCATTCGTCTGGCCAGTAGACTCAAGATTCGTAGTCAGCGTAGCTATAGCAGCAACAGCCGAAGTTATTTGCGTAGTGCCGTCAGCCCATCTTACCGTATTAAAAGAGCCGGTTCCGCTTACCTGTAGTTGGTATTCTGGATCAATTCCTATGCCAACAAAATTGCCAGAGGTTTTGGCAATGGCTTTATCGGATGGGTAGGTGATAAAGACACTGGCTCCCCCACCCAGATTAATTTTAGAATCATCGCTGTTGGAGCTTGAAAATACTTCGTCCCTAGAAAGTGTGTTAGCGGCACTGTCATATTTGCCAATGCCTACTTCAAAACTGCTACCTTCTTCGAGAGTATAATAGGTACAGTTCCCACTTCCGATACCTGAGATAGGAACAAAGCCAGCAACAGCGCCTCCTAATGCAATCAGGCCAGAGCCAGTGGTAGTGGTAGTCTCTTTACTACGGTCTAAAAACCTAATGATGGGATGCGACATTGCTCCTTCTTCCGTTTTTGAGTGCTATTTATACAGCCGGATCAGTTATCGCAGGTGGATTTTGCACACTAGAGGTCGCGTTCTCCTTCGCTGTTTTCAATTCATACGAATATGTGTGATTCATCAGAAACTCCCTTGTCACCCGATTGGCAAACTCGGCACGACTTTCAGGATTGTCTATCATCTCTAGGTTATCAGGTCCAGATTCTAGCTCGTCATTGAAATCTGGATTTTCTATTTGAGCACCGTAAACATAATTTGCACATAATGCATCGACAACTCGGTCGGTATCTTCGTCGGGAATTTCCACAGAGAAAATGGCCATGTCGCAGACTCCTAATTCTTATTAAAAATCCGGTGGCAGCAGGTGCGCCACCACCGGATATTCGAACTTGCAACCCCAAACGCCGACTTTTAGAATGCCCCCAACAATACACGCCGGGTATCGAGAGCAGCAAAGCCGTGCTCGGCCCAGCCATAAAGACCTGCCCGTCTCTGACGATGAAGAGTGTCATCTTCAAAAACTTCCACAGGAGCGCGGACGGGCATCACAAAGCTGTCACGGTTTCTCAGGTCGAGACCCACAACAATTTCAGTCTTAGTACTCGGCAATGAACCGGAAAGGTCACTGGTATAGAAATTCTGATACTCTTGACTTTCACCAAGTTCATCCAAAGTGTGAAGATTCACGTTGAAAATTCTCACTAGAAGACCGCCGTCAGCCACGATAAGTTCACGACGGGTAACTGGATCAACTTCGTCAACACCCCAGTTGCGGATGTCTTCGATACCTTCAGGACTGAGGTAAAGATCAGTTAGTTCTCCACGATTAATAGACGTGGAGTTGCCACCGCCGTTACGTCTCATCACAACCTTAAGAAGCGAAACAAGTCTCTTGCTGAACTGTCCAGCAGAGGCGTCCGCATCATAGATCATGACGTTCCGGTCAGCGCCAGCCGAAATCAGGGTATGCCAGCCATCGTCGTTCATCTTCTTAACAAACTGACTCTGGAGGACATCCATAGCTCGGCCAACCACATCCCATCTTGCGTCACGAGCATACTTCAGCAACCAGTCAATAGATGCTCCAACATCATAAGTTGGAACCATAACATAGTCACCTTCAACGTGTCGCTCTGGGATACGGCCATGGTTAGGAATTGTATAGGCAACAAATTCCTTCTCAGTGCCCGGTGATAGAAAATCAAGCGGGAACTCAGAGGTGGCGCCGGGAGCCAGACGAATGGCTTCAAAAATGCCATCGAGGATATCTCCACTCATGACACCCTTGCGAAGAGGAAGCTCAAGAGCCTTCGCTAGTTCGCGAGTAGCTGCAAGAGACTCCTCTCGGTTCATCGAACCAGCTTTGGTTAGAAGCTCATTCATTTCTGGCGTGGGTTCAAAATATTTTCTGTTAGACATTATGTTCTCTCCTAGGGATATTAAGTAATGTTGATATCTACTTTAGCGTAGCCGTCAGCATCTTTAATGCTAAGGAACCGGCCAATTTGCGTGCTTAAGCTATCTTGATTAGTTGCGGAAATCTGGCCGCCAACCGTGAAGTAAGCCTTCGCACCAACGGTGGGTGTCCCCGAAATCTGATCGGATACAACCCAACCACGACGGAGCAAGAGAACTTTGCCGCCCTGTTGCATCTCATCTTTCGCAAAGTTGATATGCTGTCTGGTAAGGTCCAGATTAACAACGTCGTTTAGCAGCAACCCAGCCGGGTTTTTACCACTAACGGTTGTAACTGGGGAAATCACCTTGGCATTTGCGTCATCCATAGCTGAACCGGAACCTCCGGTGGAATGGACCACAACAATACCTCGCTCAGCCGTTTCATTCATGAAAAAGCTAAGGTCAGTTAGGTGTTCATTTCTATCTGGTCTTAGTGCCATTGTTTACTCTCCCGATTCTGAATTATTATGGTCTAGAATAACAGTTTGTACCCAGTCGTGTAGACTGGCACGAACGCCGTCCACTTCATCATCTCCACCAACACTAGCGTCAGCTTCAACAGACAACGCAGATGCTTCTTCGGCTTGCGCAGTCTCTAGGACTTCTTCGTCAGACTTCTCTTCAGAAGCTTCTGCTTCTTCGGAAGCGTCCGAATCATCCTCATCTTCGTGCTTCTTCTTCTTCTTCTTCTTCTCGTCTTCCATATGGCGAAACGCTTCGCCTGTATCTCCGTCATCTTCGTCGGTAGGAGTATCAGGAGTGTCTATAGTTTGTGTATAAATCGCAATCGTCTCGGCTAATGCGGCAAACTGCTCATCATTGAGATCGCCAAAAGTCTCTAGCTTGGCTTCTGCCTCTTCGTCCGATAACCCAGCTTCAATAAGCGAGGATTTGCGAGCGCGAGTCTTCTCAGTGGCTTCCATCTCTGAAATGTGATTTTCAAGCTTTTCATGTGCTTCGGTAACTGACTCAAACTTAGAAGTCAATTCTTCGAGACTTGAAATGGTAATTTCTAACTCGGTAGCCTTTTCGCTCAGATTCTCTTCAGCAGCCTTGATCTGGTTGTTAAGCTTGTCGATTGACTTTTCGTATTTCTCGACATTCGCTTCAGCAAGTCTATCGGTCAACGCACTATTTTCTGCTTTCGCAGACTCAAGAGCATTCTTTAGCTCTGCAATCTGGTCATTTAAAATTTCGTTTGACATATCGAAACTCTCCTGTGTGTCAGAATAATTAGGGTTATCTATTTTCATTATTACACCATTTTCATTTAAAAACATGTTTTTGGACGAAATGGAAGCTTTGTTGAACTCAAATACCTTGTTTTGATCAAATATGACACTTTCTGGATTTGCAGGTTTCTTTACAAATCCCTTACCACTGAAAGTGATATTCCGTAAAAGTCTGCCAACTTGATGGTCCTGATAAGAGCCAGCGCCCCCGTAAGATCGCAAATGCTGTGTAAGAAATGCAGTCTCGTCATTTCTGGCAAGTATGTGGTGGTTTCCATTTGGAGCAATTACGGCATAATCAAATCCTTTAAAAATACATTCCATAGAAACATACTTTTCTCCAGCCTCTATCTCGTCAATCAAATCCAAGGCTCGCTTTTGATAAGCAGGGTCTTGCCATTGCTTATAAATAACAGAAGCCACTAATATATGATAGTGGTCTGGAAGATTTTTAGCTTCTAAATTTTCTTCAATTAAATCAAAATCATCATTGACTGCCCAATTATCCACAATCCCGCCAACAATCTGTCTCTCGTCATGTTCTAGGTTAGTCGGCTTATACTTCGGAGTATTTTTAGAAGCCCAAACCTCTTCCTTATCAAAAACATCATCGTTTTTATTCCAAGAGGTAGTAACTAAAATAGAGTACACATGATGAATGTCAGGATCGTTTTTAGCTGCGGTAGCTATAGGGAGTGACTTGAAGTTCTTTTTGATGTCTAGGGAGTCATCACCAACTAGAATCGGAGAATGGTATGCTATAGATGCATTAGCCTGAATAAGGGCCTCTAATCCGGCATCTTGCTCATCTTTAAAAACTTGAACTTTATCATTCATAGAAATCCCCTATGGATTATTAACGAGAACTAATCTTCGGCCATTCTTTTTGTAAAGGCCTCTTCGGGCGTAGTAAAAAATTTCGCCGGTCAACTGGTCTTTATATGCATACTTACCTTCTGCTAGATAATTTTCCGCATAGAAAGTAGCACGTATATTTCTAATTTCATCAATACTTAGCTTTCTATTCATATCAGAAGCAGCGTGAGAAATCCATTCATCACATTCTTGAATTACACCATTTGGCAACTTTTTGTCTAATCCTGCATGTATGGTTTGCGCATCAACGAGATCTAAATAATCTAACTGGCATAAAACAGAAAACTTGACACGTTCGGCAATGCTGAATTCTTCAGAGTTTAGACTTCTCATGTTCTTTTTATCGAATTGCTTCAAAATGCCGGGGTTTAAAATTTCAGATATCTTATTCTGAGACTCTCTAGCCCACAACTCAACAGCCGCTTTAGTTTTTGGCTTGAATTGCTTTTCCTTTCTAGGGGCGTCGTCACGAGAATTTTTGGGGCGTCCCGGCTCTTCCACGTTGGGATCTTCCGTATTTTCCCGCTTAGGCCCTTCTTTCTTTTCTTGAGGCCTTCTCATCTCTAGTGCGGATTCCTCACCATTTTTATCCGATAGCTCAAGCCCAACCTGACTTGGTGAGGCCACGCCTGTTTGCAAGGCGATCTTTTCCAATCCGTAGTCCTTGTCCACAGAATGATAAGGGCTAATCTTTTCGAGGTCTTTGCCTTCTCTGCCCTTGGCCTCTGCGAGAACTCGACGCTTCTCAATGTCTGGCTTGGCCTTAATGTGCCTTTGCACAAACTCGTCACTTACGATATTTCTATCGGCCATAGATAACAAGAGATTAGTCATAGATGCCGGGTCATCCAAATACATGAAGTCAAATTCAACCTGAGCGGGAAATCTAAAGCCCATAGTCGTCTGCACGATCTTAATTTGAGCATTCCAGAATTCTAACAAGGTGTTGCGAACGTAACTTAAACGTTCAGTCAACGTCTTTAAAGAAATAAAGTTGTTCGTTGTGCCGGAAGCTCCAAACGTTCCCGTTAACGTTGGGGGAATCCCTAGGCAAGCATATATAGCCATCAACGTAGGACGATATTTCTCCTCGCCCAAGAAGCGTTGTACATCCGTCCCCGTTTCAAGAAGTTCAATATCTGGCCCCCACACGATATCGGTTGTGCCACCGCCTACATTCGCACCCAAAATAGATTGCAAAGTTGAGGCTGCGGCGGGAGTCGGAGCAAGTTTGTGCTCAAGACTTCCAAGTTTGAAAATACGAATTTTAGAAATAGCACCATCCAGAGCGGTCTTATCTGCTAGCTTAAGTCTTTCGTACAGAATGAGGTCATTAAAGCAGGCATATGTCATGGGGTCGGCCCATTCTTGCCAATCGTCTTTCTTGTAAAAATAAACAAAGGTCTTGTCGGGAGGAAGCAAAACCCCTTGATTATTCTCGGCAGCTTGCAGAATCTCAGGATCAAGATCGCTTAACAGGTTTCTTTCAAGTGGGTCTCTAGAATTACGAAGCTTTCTAATCATATTTATGATATGCTGTGGGAGCTTAATCACATACTTACGTTCGCCAGATAAATTGGAGAGTGGGCCACCTATAACTTCTATAGTGAGAGGATCGATAAAAGTATACTGCCAAGGAATTTCGCCCTTGGAATAATTAGAAATTTTTATATCAGCAGTCATATCGGGAGAGGCAACTGACCGTTGCATTTCTAATCGCTTTTGTTTGTTTATCTTAGCAGTGCGCATTCTTATGGGAACGTTCGCCTCTCTGAACAATAGGTTACAAAGTCTCTCAGAAACTTCTTTCCCTCTAGCGCGACTAAACCAGTCATTATAGAACTTTTCTACCCGTTTATTCTGATGGACTAGCCGCACGCCTTGGCAAGCAAAATCACCCATAAGGTCAATAGCGTTTCTAATCAATCCTATTCTTCTATAAGCAGATCTGGCAAAAGCGATAATGTCTTTAGGCTTTTCTGGTACGGCTTGGTCTGGCCTGAAATAATCGTAATCAGAGCTACGAAGGCCGGGCCTTCCACTAAGAGTAGTGGTTAGGTCTGAAAAGTCTCGTGTGCGAGAGCTAAACGAAGCGGTAGCGGATTCTTGGATGGCTTGGGTGTAAATCTCTAGATTAGCTTTTTGCTCGGCCTTAGTGCCGTCCAAGCTTACATAAGCCGGTCCATCTGCGGGGAAAGTTTGTTTAGCGTTGGGAGATGGTTTCTTTTTTGCCACGTTTGTTCCTATAGAAGTAATAGTAATTGAATATGAATCAATACCTATTGATTATTACACCAACCGTCCTAATCTCGTCGGATTCCAAAGCAGGTATTTTTGTTAATATTCGACGCCCACTCTTGCCCAACATACATTTGATTAGATGGGTTAACATCAAATACGCCGGGAGTGATAACAGTGCCTATATTATTGTAGGATGGTCCGGGGATTTCTCGCTGAGCCTGCCTCGCAAGCATGTTAGCAATAACTAAGGCGCTATAGCGGTCCTTGCGCATGCGACCTTTCTTGCCTGTATCAATTTTGATTTCTGGAGTGTCAAATCTTTCTCTGCCCCCCGGAGTGATGGAAACTACAACCGTGACTAACTCGTCTTTAAGTTCTTCTATTTCCATAACGGCGTCTTCGAGGGTGTCGTATAATCTCAAGGCGTTGGATTCTCCCACCTTGTCTCTAAGCTGCTTAAACGAGATTTTATCTTTTTCGCTCATCAGGCTTAGGCTCAGGGTGTCAAATCTGGGAAACAACAAGATTTTATCTTCCATATCTTTTCTAAGACCATGGTTAGCCTGAGAAGTCCAATCTGCTTTAGCAAAGTTGACCAACTCGATGACATGATCTCCAGCAAGTCGGTCGGTATCTTGCTCCTTCTTTTCATCAATAATGGGCAATATCGGTCGCTCGCCTTCAAACATTTTGTCATGATCCCGCAGTCCTTCAGCAATTGCATAACCACCTCCTTGAGAGTCTATGCCAATCCGCACGCAGGGAAATGTCTTATATAGTTCTCTAATCTTTCTACAACAAAAACTATAATAATCATTCTCATCTGTTAAGCCGATGCGCTTTCGACTTTGGAAGTCCTTCTTGTTCGTTGTCCATGTACACACCACCCTGTGGTGCTCTGGATGTATCTCAATAACTACAATTGCAAAGTTATCCTGCTCTGAAGCCGGGTCTATGCCAAAAACATACGTCATCCCCGGCTTGCCACGAGTTACCGGATCAAACGGGGAGGGACACCACGGCGCCCATTCGTGACTAGAACAGTTACGATCATGGGCTACGCATCCTTCTATCAGGCTTCGTTTGAAAAACCCCTGACTATCCGACGTAAAGCAGGCTCCATACTCCATCTGATATATCCCATTATGCATCGTGGCTCTGGCACGAGCTACTTGCTGATCATCCATGAACCCCTCCGGTATTAGCTCGTAAGGGATTCTAATAACAGAAAATGATTCCCAATCTAAACGCTGCATATATTCAGGAACTTCATCTAAGTCATCGCCAGCCTCTGTTGCCGCTTTTTTAAAATCCCCCTTCGTCTGAATGGTGGACTTATACTTTTTCCAGTAAGAGGCAAAATGCTCAAATCCGTATCCGCAAGTGCCCGATATAATCGACTGGTTAGTCTGTCTATCCTTATAGTCGATTTCCATGCTTTCGTCCCAATCACCAGATGCCTGAAGCCTCTTTCTTCTGGCGGCCTCTTTAACATTCTGGGTCGGATTCGCGGATACGGCAGCAAAACCCGCCACAACAGTTTCGTAAATCTCTACAGGAATACTGTTGAATTCATCAGCTATAATTGTATGGGCGCGTAAGCCCCTGATCTTACTGCCATCACCTAGCGGGACTGCCATCGCCCAGCTATCATTGAGTCGCATAGTGCACCTGTCTACATCTCGTCTGGGGCCGCTACTGTCGGTGCATATACTCCGCAATATAGGAG